ATTTTGCTGTTGATAAGAATACCGATAACAAATCAGTAGCTTATTCTGATCAAGTAATTCGGGTCATTGATGTCAAAAGCGGAGAATGGCGATCGTTTCGAGTTGATAGCGTGATCTCTTTTAGCTGATATAAATAAAATTGTAACTACAAGGAGATATGTATGATTGTACTTTCTACTCAAACTGTGTTATGGCTTCTCTTAGGAGCAGCATCAATAGCGGCGTTTATGGTTGGAAAACATTGGAACGCACGGAATGATGATTTGATTATTGAAAACACAATCATGTTTCTTGTAGATAATGGGTTAGTTAGATGGAAAAGAGACGAGAACGGAGAGATCGAACTTCTTCCAATTGACGAAAAATAATTTCAAATGTAATCATATTTTTGTGTACATCACAGAGAGACTGTGATATAATAATTATATCATGTTAACGGAGATATATGATGGCTAGAAAAAAACGTCAAATCAGCGAAGAAGAACGTCAAGCTCTACGTGAACGTTTAGCAAAAGCTCGTGAAGCAAAGAAACCTGCCAAAGGTTTGTCAATTCATGAATCAATTCGTGATTTGCCAGATGAGCATCCATTATCACCACCTCGTGTTCGTGGTTGGATGAAAGCTACAAAACTAAGAATGCAAGGAATGCGTGGTTGGCGTAATTCCAAAGACGGCAAGCAAAAAGCTCAGTTCTTAGTTGAAGAAGCATACTTAGCTAACCTACAAGCTTATTTGCGCACAGGTATTTACCTTGATTGTCGTTGGGGTTCTGAACGCCAGAATCGTATTCGACACTTTAGCGTAAAGATGGCTTACTATCCAGACGGAACTCCAAAGCGAACCGTCGGTGTTTTTTATCCTGATATTGGAGAAGAGTATACATATGAAATGGCAGCTGAGGATCATGCAAGAGCAAAAGCAATTTCTAACAAAAAGCGAATTCGGTAGAATGATTGAGAAAACAGTGAAGAATCATAAGTCATCTTATATGGATGCAGTTATCTTTCTCTGTGAAAAGCATGATGTAGACTTAGAAGATGTTCGAAAGTTTATATCACCAATAATTAAAACGAAACTAGAAGCTGAAGCAATGAAGTTAAACTTCTTGCCTCGGCAAAATACATTACCATTTGATTGATATGATTAAAAAATTATACGTAAAACAGAAAGTAGTTCCCTTGCAATCTCTATTGGATGTTGCTGAGTGGGAAGCTTCACTTGGTCCAGCTGAAGTTTATAACTCTAAAGACGGATCAAGTGTGAATGAAAAAGTCCGGTCAACTTCAGTAAAATCTATTCGTGGTGGTACGTTTCCAGAAATTGAAAACGCAATATTGAATCTGATACCAGTGTTTAAACGTGGGGAAGATCCTGCAGACTATAAAGTAAGAGAGATGCAGTATCTTAAGTATGGAGAAGGTGACCACTTTATACGACATATAGATTATATCGGCGATAAAAAAACAACAACAGAAAGTGGTCGAGTATTTTCAACATCTACAATTATTCGAGTTACCGAAGACCTTGAAGGTGGTGAGTTTGTAATATGGACTCCTGAAGAAGACTTTTTTCAAACATTGAATCTTGATGTAGGCGAAACAATCTTTTTTGATTCAAAAACTACTCCTCATCAGATAAATAAAGTGACAGCAGGCGAAAGAGAAGTTTTAGTTTGCTGGATACACAAAAAGTAGTTTACAATAAACTTATATTATGATAGAATTATAACGTGGACAATAAGACATACTATAACATACGGAGAAATATACATGTCATTCGCAGCACTTAAATCAAAACGTACTGATCTTTCATCGCTTGTACAACAAGCACAAGAAAATACAGGTCAACAATCCCGCACAGAAGATACACGCTTTTGGCAGCCTACACGTGATAAGGCTGGTAACGGTTATGCTGTAATTCGTTTCCTACCTGGAGACTCTGAAGCACCTACTCCTTGGGTGCGCTACTGGGACCACTTCTTTAAGGGTCCAACAGGTCAATGGTATGTAGAAAAATCATTGACATCGATTGGTCAACAAGATCCGTTGGCTGAATCAAACTCTCGTCTTTGGAATGAAGATGGATCAGATGAAGCAAAGCGTACAGTACGCGAACGTAAACGTAATCTACGTTATGTTGCTAACGTACTTATTGTTTCAGATCCAGCGAATCCTGAGAATGAAGGCCAAGTAAAGCTTTATCGCTTTGGCAAAAAGATCTTTGATAAGATCATGGATTCCATGCAACCACAGTTTCCAGATGAAGCTCCAGTAAATCCATTTGATATGTGGAATGGTGCTGACTTTACTCTGAAAATTCGTAAGGTTGAAGGCTATCCAAACTATGATGCATCATCATTTAAAACTCCTTCTGAACTATATCCTGGTGATGATGAATCAAAAGAATCTGTATATAACCAGCAACATGACTTGTCTGAATGGTCAGATCCTAAGAACTATAAAACATACGATGAACTCAAAGCTCGTTTGGCTTTGGTACTAGGTGAATCATCTACTCCAATGACACGTAAAGTGATCGAAGATTTGGATGATGAGATTCCTAGCTTTGAAAGTAAAAGTTCTCCAGCTCCACAAGCTGTATCAAGTCCAGCCCCAACTATGAATACGGCTGAGTCTAGTATGGATGATGACGATACAATGAGTTACTTTGCTAAGTTAGCTGCAGAGGATTAAAGAAAAGGCCCTTCGGGGCCTTTTTTATTACTTAAATATTGATGGTCTATCATAGTAATCATTAACTTGTGGCATTGATGGCACGATGTGATTTGTATCTCCACCAACAGCTACATTTGTTTGTGATGCATCAATTGATTGCATGTTGCCTTTATTCATTGATTCAATAAATGGCATTAAAGCTTCTTGAATTTGTTTTGCTACGGCTATTGAGACTGTAGGAAGTCTTGTTGCATCATAGCCAATTATCATATCGGCATCGAAATTTCTACTAATTTTACGCATACCTGGAACATCATCCGTGTCTGCTGATGGAATCATTGTTGATAATTCTTCGGTAGTAGGTGTAGTTTCAGTTGGTGTCGGCGCTAAAGGATCCTTACCGCCAAATATGCGTTTTCTAGCTGATGGCGATAAGTATTTAGAAGCTAACAATCCCATAATAGCCTCACGGCTCTTCCCACCAGCATCTTGGCCAAACCTAAAATCTGATCCAAGCAATTCAAGCGCTTTGTCAAATGGTAAGTTAATTAAATCTAATAAATCTCCAGGACCGGCTAAAGCTTCAATGCCAGTTGCTATAGTTGGATCAATATCACCATACATTCCAGTTGCAATATTTTGTTGACTTGTATAACCAAATGTCATTGGAGAAATTTTTCCTACACCTCTTCCAAGCAATCCTAAAAATTGTAGAAATTTTTGACCCTTAGATGTTTGTGGTAATTTTGGAGTGTATGTTTTCGCAACATCTGGATCTATAGCATAGACTCTTCCAGTAGCATCTTTAATTTGAAGTTTACCATTAGGAAGTTCTCTTAAGACTTCAGCATCAACAACCGGACCTTTTCGAGTAGCATACTTTACCATATCCCCGGCTCTCGGTTGTTTTAGGCCGTCAGGACTATCAGTCATAATATTGCTTAACAGCGCTTGCTGGCGAGCTTTTATTTGATTTTCTAAATTTTGTCCAGCAGCTGTTCTAGAAGCAGAATATTTATTCATGCGTTCTATTCTGTCCTGCTGCATTTTGATACGATTCTCTAAATCATCAAGTTGTTTATTAAATTTCTTTTCCTGGTCAGCTAAGATTTTATTAAATTTTTTCTCAGTTCTACTTTGACCGCCTGTCAATAGCCAAGTCACCATATTAGTTACTTTTTTAGTAATGAACAAAAGAAATCCTGTTACAACTGCAATAATGCCGGTTTCCATAGTCTCAGATATTTTAGGCAGATCTATTGTACCTTGACCAAATATATTTTTATATTTAAGAACTGTCCCATCTCTAGCAGAACCAATACTTGTTTCTTCAACACCAAACAATTTATAAATTGCGCCTAAAACTTCATCTTTATAGAACGCAACAACACCAGCACCTAACTTAATTAAAGGATTTCTAAATACTAACCCTGTTAGAAAGTATCCCATTAAACCATCAGTTGCATTTTTAGCAAATGCATCTTCTTGTTCTTTTGTAAAATTTAAATCTAAAGCAGTACCATCTAATTTATCAAATAAAGCTTTTATGGCCTTTTCACCAAAGGTGGATAGTAGTCCTACAATCAATGTTCCTTTTACGAGTTTACCAGCAGCTAAACCAACAGAACCAAGAATGGCAGCTAAAATTCCAGTCCCCGCACCAAAGAATCCCCTAAGGAATCCATCAACCATTCCACTAGCACCACCAAGACCTACGCCTTGAGTGAAACCTTCTTTAAACCCTCTAGGAGATTTTCGTTGAGCTTCTCTACGAGCTTCTTCTCTTCGTCCTGACAGCCGCTCTTCTTTCTTCTGCGCGGCTATCTCTGCTTTTAGTTGAGCAGCTAAATTTTCTTTTACATCAGATAACTCTGCTGATTGCTTTTGAAGCTCTTTATTAATCTCTGCTAGTGATGACATTATAGTGATCCACTCATTTGTGTCCTCTGCATTTCTTCTTTTTGTTGTTTAAGCTCGTCAATCAACATGCTTAAATAAATTTCTCTCTCCCATGGTATCATATAATCTAAATCTTTTAACGAGTACTTATGATTTTGCATTAGCTGATAATTAGATTGATAATAATTCGCTAATGTATCATGTGAGAGAGATATTAAAAAAAATCCTGCATTCCTTCTAGTTTGTAAACATTATTAGCATTACAAGAGCTACAAACAAATTCTCCTTCATATTTTAGTGTAGGAATATTTTCTACAAAATTCATAATCAATTGCATTTGTTCGCCAGTTAGACTTTCTAAAAAATCTTCAATGTCTTTTTTTGGTTGTTCTTTAAATTCTATTTGTTCTTCTTCTGTGATAAGTTTATCTAAACATGTAATCAAAGTATTATAAAGTTGTTCTGTTGCTGTCTCAAAACTCAACTCGCTATTTACTACATCGTTATACGTAGGATATTTTAATTGAATTGTATAATTATCATTCAGCTTTATTTTCTTATCGCCATTCTTTACTTCAAGGTTAATTGAATCTAAGTTGATTTCAAGTTCATTCTGCTCGTCGCACTCTGTACATGCAAGAGCAATCTTAGAAGTTTCACCTACCGCTTTGGTTCTAATTTTTGTAAAGATATATTCTACATCAAAGGTGGTAAGATTACTCAACTTAATATCTTCAATAATACAAGATCTCATTGTGTCTAGTACAGCATTTAAAATCTGCTTTTGGTCCTGAGTTTCCAGAGCCATCAAAAGAATTTTTTGTTCCTTTACTAAAAACGGTCTAAACCTTATTGTTTTTTGTGTTGATGGAATAGTCAATTCATACTTTGGTATATCATTAATCTGAGGTAATGCCATTATAAATGTTCATCCTTTATTTAAGTAAATGGGTTTAATTCATCCACGAATCCAACGATTGTTGAACTAATTTTTGTTGATATTGCATCTTTAATATTAGATGGCGATAATACAAAAGGTGTTTCCCAATTTGTATAAGACATTTGAATGTTTAACTCTACAACACCATCTAGTTCATTATTCAATTGAATAGCGTTAAGACCAGTTGGATACGCATCAATCAATTTACATTTGTATATTACTAGATCGTTTAGTTGATCTTGTAATCCAAACACATCTTGAACAATTTCAAAATCACTTAGTTTTGGCAAGAATTGTTTTAGTCCGGTTTCAGATCTAAATTCGTTAGTAAATCGCCGTGGTAGTCTCTTCACTTTTCGAAATTGCTCGATCTCTACCTGACGTGCGTAACCCCCGACACCCTTCTGGTAACCAACTTCGTATCTGTTCTGATTTACCGCAAGGTTCTGCCAAGTCTCAAAATATTCTTTTACACCATAGTCATTCAATACATGAAATGTCATACTTACATCTTGCACAGCATAACCATATGGCACTTTTACATTCTGCATTCCAATCTGACGTTCATTTGTAAGAATTTGTCGACCGGGTAGTTGAATATCTTTGCATAAAATATTCATTTCCTCTGACGAAGCACCAGGAAGTTATGGCAACTTTACTCTAAATAAATTAGATCTAACTAATCCATTCTTATTATTAATTAAGCTTTTGAACTGATCAATAGACTGGACCATTAGATTTTCCTTCTGGAATCAGAATAAACTTGACTTGCACTTGCCTTCTGCCAATCTGCAGTTGGTAAAAATGTGGCAATTTCCCATTCAGGAGCTGGTACTGTTGCAAATCTACTTCTTACATTCTTATTTAAATAGTGTTTGATACAAGGCTTGAAATATCTATATTTCATTGCTCTTTTTAGCATACTATATGTAATATCAAACTTTGTAGATTCATCATAGCTTTTATTATTTGTTACATCTAGTAATGCATCAAGAAATTTAGCTCTGAGTGTTGGTGGCAAATAATGTAAATTTAAACCTAGAAATCCACCTTGAGCTGGACCTAGAACAATCACCAATGGAAAAGCATCATAGAAAGGTAATTCATTCTTTAGTTTTGGATCATAGAAAAACATTTGCATTGAGCCAATAATTCTACGATTACTGAGTTCTACTGGCTCTTCTTTCATCAACTGATTACGATTGACTCGGCGTAGCCTTTGAGCCTTACGACGAAACCAATCTCTCGACTCACGTGTTCGAGGAGTAATACCAGCTCTGAATGCTTCTAGTTCTAGATTTTTAAATAAGTTTGACATGCTACTATTTATCTATTTTTTCAGAGGCTTTAATGGTTTTAATGGTTTATAACGTTTTTTCGGTTTAGGTAATATACCAAGAGACTGAAGGTGATTCTCGGTCCATATCTCAAACCCCCATCCCCGGTCTGCGGCATAATTTTGAGCAGCAGACCATTTATTCATATTCTTAATATATGTCATACCTTCGTTGATATACCGTTTTGTTTTACGACCTTTAAACTCTGGTGGCTTTGTTTCTTTCTCTGGTTTAATTTCAACCAAAACAGTTCTGCCATTCTTATAAGTAATCTTTAGATCCATAAAGTATCTGTGGTATTTCTTATCAACTTCATATAAGTATGGTATAACAACTTCTTCACTTGACCAACTTTTGATTTGACTATTATCATCACACCATTTAAAAGCTTTGTACTCCCATAATGATCGAAAAACAATATTATTAGGATTCCCATTGTACTTGGATTTGTTTTTCGGTTTGAACTTTCCAGAATATGCCATGATTACCTTATAAATAACATTAAGTTTTTTGTATTTATTAGGATAAACTATGTCAACACCTGCAGCGAGACGAGCTGGACTCAACTCAGCGTATTCACCTAGAGTCAATCCGAATGGACCGTTTAAGTTTCCTCTTGACGACGATGAAGATTACAAAGGTCGTATTACGTTTAAAGCATATAAAACAGAATCAAATACTCTTGGTGAATTGTTTCAAGGATTTGCAACTGGAAATCCAACTACCGCCACTACTGAAACTGTAAACCAACAAGCAATAGATGACACTATTGCTGCAGTTGGGCTATCTACAACAA